GCGGGGACATGGTGGCGTCAACGGACGACGCCGCGTAGTCCTGGAAAACGTTGAGGGAGATGGCGTCGTTGCGGAGGCCCTTGCCGTGAGCGCGCGCGGTTGCGCCCATGGCCGTCAGGTCGACGTCTTCCGATTCGATGTTGATCTCGCAGGACTCGACGTGGTTGGAGAGGTCAATGGAGTTGACCACCACGCTCGCGTCCGTAAGGACGTGAACAGCCAAGGTGTAGCCCTTTCGGGTCGGGGTTTTGGGTCAGGCGAGGATCGAGGCTTGCCACTCGCACCCGAGAACTTCGTTGGGTGCGGTGCCGTACTGCCTGTACCCGGTCGCCTGCGTTATGCGGACGTTCTGTACGGTGCCGCCGAGCGTCTTGTCAGACTCGACGGCGGCCTTCAGGCTCGAGGAGCCGGAAGATTCGAGGAACTTGTCCAGAAGCTCCTGCGCCCCCTGATCGGTGACCAGGCCGGTGATCGCCTGGATGGTGAGGAGCCAGACGTCGTGACCGCGCTGCATCGCGTTGTCGTAGTCGATCTCTTCCGGGCCGAGCACCTGGATCGTGGGGAAGATGGGGTTGGAGCGGCCGTAGGCCGACACTTGCAGTCCCGTGTACGGGGAGATGTCGATGCGGGCGAGTGCTGCGCGCAGCCCCTCGCGGATGGCGGCGAGGGAGGCCATCTAGGCGAAGGGCGCGCGCATGTAGGGGCCGATCAGCGCCGCCACCTGGGGGTCAACCCGGGCGAGGCGTATCGCTGAGGCCGCGTCGAGTCCGACGGCGATGACGCCGAAGGGCGCGGCCCTGGCCCGCTGAATGAGTTGGGATGCCACGATCCCGGTCGCCTGCGTGATCTCGGGCGGGCACACCGACCACCCGAACTTGCCGACGATCTGGACTGACCTGGGGTACTCGGTCGGGAAGTAGAACGCGCCCAGCGGATGCCGCTGGATGCCCGTGTACGGCTCGAACTGGAAGGCGGCGTTGAGCGGCTCCAGCACATAGTCCGTGTTCGCCGTCCACGTGTCCTCGAACACGCCGTCCCCGCCCGAGTCGGATTTCAGCGTGGTGATGGATACGATGTCGCCGGCGTTCAGCCGTGTGGCGGATACCGGGGAGAAGTAGCGGGTCTCGTCCGAGGTGGTGGTGTAAAAGTGCCGGGAGCACATCTGGTCGATGGCGCGGGATGCAGAACGCAATGCGAGCTGCACGTCCAGGTCTGCGAACTGGGAGCCGGTCAGCGCGAACGTCTGCTTGAGCGACGCGAGATCCCCGTACACGGTGGGCGTTTCGCCGGCGTGCGCGCGGATCTGGATCAGCGCCTCCTGCATCGCCTGCACCTTGGCGGAGGTCGTGACCTCCCACCAGATCAGGTATGTGCCGGCGGTGTCTACGTCAACGGCGGCCCAGTCGTACCTGACTGTTCCGGCGGCAGCGGACACGACGACGGCGGCCGCGTCGACCTTGAGCGCGGACGAGCCGACGAGCCGCATCTTGAGCTTGACCGTGGAGGCGGTGAGATCGTAGGGGACGCCGCCCACCGTGATCGTCTCAGAGATGGACGGGAACCTGTCCCCTATGTGCCACACGAGCGGTACGGTCATCTGAGTCCTTTACTCCGGGGTTCCGGGGTCGTCCCCGCCGCCGGGAGTCGGCTTGTCGTACTCCGTTGCCTCGGGGCTGCCGGCGTCCCCGCCGCCCGGGGAGGGGTGGTCGAAGAAGCCGAGCATGAAGCTCACGACGCCGGAAACGAAGTCGGCCACCATGCTCGCGGTCGAGCTCGCCGTGGCCGTCAGTGTCTTGGTGACGCTCTTGACGATCGAGGCGGTGGCGGTGGCGGTCGCGGTGATTGCGAACGCGATGGCGCGCAGGAAGGACGCCGTGACCGTGGCGGTCGCGGTCACCAGCTTGCCGACCTGCTTCACGATCGACGCGGCGGCCGTCGCGGTCGTGGCTGTGATCGTCTTGCCTACCTGCTTGACGATGCTCGCCGTCGTGGTCGCGGTGGCCGTGATTGCGAACCCGACCTGTCGGACGATCGAGGCCGTCGCCGTGACCGTGGTGGCGGTCATGGCCAGGAGGATCGTCTTGATGGCGACGATGCTCGCCGTAGCCGTGACCGTCGTTGCCGTGACCAGTTTGCCGACGCCCTTGACGATGCTGGCCGTGCTGGTGGCGGGCGCCTCGAGGATCTTCCCGACCTGCCTGACGATGCTGGCGGTCGCGGTGACCGTCGTGGCGGTCATGGTGAGCAGGATCACCTTGATCGCCACCATCGACGCGGTGGCCGTGACGGTGGTGGCCGTGATCAACTTGCCGACGTTCTTCACGATCGTGGCCGTGGCCGTGACCGTCGTGGCCGTGACGAGCTTGCCGACGTCCCTGACGATCGAGGCTGTGCTGGTGGCGTTGGCGGTGAGGTTCGCAACGGCGACCTTGAGCGCCTGAATGGTGGCGGTGGAAGTGACGGTGGTGGCGGCCACCAGCTTGTCCACCTGCTTCACGATTGCCGCCGTCGCCGTGGCCGTGGTCGCGGTGATTGCGAACCCGACCTGCTTGACGATCGAGGCTGCTGTCGTTACCGTGGCGGTGAGCGCCTGCTCGAAGATGGTCGGGCCGGACGGGAACGGCTCCAGCGCCTCGGCCAGCGGCTTGCGCGGCATGGCGCGCTGTTTGAGTGCAGTAGGCACGGCTGAGTCAGCCGTGATCTGGAAGCTGGCGAGCGAGCCTCCTCCGCGCCCGGGCGGGAAGGACTGACCCTTCTGGCGTATCGCCGTCGGCTCGGGATTCGGCCTCACCGCGATCAGGCAGGAGGCGTTGCGCGCGTTGGATGTGTCAACCGAGAACACTCCGGCGTCCTCGGAGGATGCGCGCAGCTGCCGGAACGCGACCGCTCCCTCGACGGCCCCGGCCACGTCCGCTGAAAGGCCGGTCTGGGCGTAGTCCGTGTAGCTGGTGGGCGCGGATGCGACCCCAGTCCAAGATCCCGTAGTAGAAACTTCGCCCGAGAGGGTGACGGCTATCCAGAGCGTGTCCTCGACATCCCAGTTGGCAGGGTTGACCGAGGTGGGGTCGGCGGCGGCGTCTACGGCCGTGGCGTACCCGCCCGCCTCCGGCGGTGTCACCGAATGGGCGCCCGGAATGGAGAGCAGGAAGAAGGCGGTGTCGCTGGTTGACGAGTCCGCCGTCGTGACGGTAAACGTGCCGGTCTCAATGCCCGTCGACCATTTGTGCGCGAGCCCGATGCCGGACGTGGTGGTGGTGGCGAAGTCCGCGAACTCGGTGAACCCTGCACCCCAGGACGAGAACTCGGCGTTGGTCGAGTTCGCGTCATAGTTCATGCAGATGGCGATCAGGAGGTCGCCCGGGTTCTTGGTCAGGCCGGTGAGGCTGGGGAACGTCTTGGTTGCGCCGCCTACCGTGTCCAGGCCGGTGACTACCCGAGTGCCAGTCGGGATAGTTGGAAAGGCCATGTGGCCCCTCCTCTAATTTAGGCTTTCCAACCGAGCTATGTGCGTCGTCAGGTTCGTCGTCGCGCCGTTCACCGTGAATGTGACGGTGGGCGACAGCGCCTTCGCCGTCGTCGTGTCCAGCGACCCGACAGCGGCCGGGGCGGAGGACGGGATCATCACCATGTTCAGGTTGGCCACGAGCCCGGCCACCGTGTTGTCCGTCCAGTCGCCGCCTGGCCACATCTGCCCGATCGCAAACATGGAGCCTGCTGTGCCGATCGAGCGGACGACGATGTCGTACTCGATCTTCCCGGTCAACGACGTGGAGCCGGCATCAACGTCGGGGGCGAAAGCGCCCGACGTACAAAGGGCCGTCCCACCCACCCCGCCCCATCTGAGCCGGAACGTGAACGTGCCGGGCGCCGTGATGACGCTCGACCAGGAGAACAGGAGCGTGTACTTGAACGCGTCGCCGACCTCCATGTAGTCGGCCGCGAACGTGAAGTCCGGGCACATGATCGTCTCGCTGGTGGTGGACGCGACCTGCACCCCGTCGGCTGCGAGAACCCTGCGCGGCGTGAGGACGTCACGCCAGGTGACACTGGATGCTTTCGGCTGCTCCGCAAAATCGCCCTTGCCCAGGTCGAGCAGGCGGCGCACCGAGGCCGGCAGGCGGCCCTTCTGCTCGCGCATGATGTCGGAGGCGGCCGCTTGCACGGCCGGGTCGTACGGGTTGTAGTCGTCCAGGTACGAGTGCAGGACGCCCGGGGGACGCCGCTCGAGCTCGCCCGTCTCAGGGTTCAGCCACTTCATGTAGTTCTCCTTGGGGGGTTACCAGCGAAGGGGGGAGGCGACGTGCGCCGGCTGGAAAGTGACGGTCTCAAATGAAATCGGGTAGTCGCTCGACGTGTAAGAGACGAACCAGTAGTCGAAGAACAGATCCCAGGTGTCCGTTTCCGAGTTGCTGCCGAGCCGGTAGTTGGCAACCGTGGAGGCCGCGAACGCCAGCGTCTCCTGCGGAAGGTCGGTGCCGTTCACTTTGGCGTCGACCACCCACGGGTTGGCGCTCATGTTCACGCGCAGATCAAGTCTGTACCAGGTGTTGAGCGAGAGGGTCGGGCCGCCCACACTCAGGGCTGAGGTGCCATCCCAGGTGCCGAACTGGTTGGAGGACACGTCGTAGCCCAGGCCCGAGTTGGAGACTCCGTCGGCGGTCACGTCGAGCACCTTGAACAGGTCGGCTGCCGGGAAGTCATCGAAGCGCGCGTAGATGAGATACACGATCACGTTGGGGTCTGCACCCGGAGTGTTCTTCGACCAGTACCCGACCCCGGCCGTCGGGTTGATGCGGAGTGCCCCCGCCCCTTCGTACACCGGGCTCGTAACGCGGGCGGCGGCTACCGAGGAGTCCGGGGCACCGAGATCGACGTTCCAGTTCTCGCTGTAGACGATGGTCGGCACTTAGAGCCCGACCGTGCCGCTCACCACCATGTCGGCGTGATGCACCTCGTTGACGAACTGGGGCTCCGCGTAAAACCCGAACTGGAGGTACGGATGCTCCCCCACTTTGATCGTGGAGCGCGCCGTGTACGCGCACACCTTCTCCTCGCCGATCCAGCCGTGGAAGAACCCGCTCGTGTCGGTCGCCCACTTGATCACTATCCGCCACGTGTACCAGCGATCCCAGGCGATCGCGAAAGATGCGTAGGAGAAGTCATACCAGTCGTCCGACTGGCGGTACACGGCCATCCGTGGGCGCAGGTCTGTCCGGTCGATCGCGAAGTGGTTGCCGCTCATCGTCTCCGTGTGAAACTCCCACAGCAACGGGTTGTTCCCGGCGGTGGGCAGCCCGTTAGGGTTTCCGGCGGCGGGCAGCATGAACCGGCCCGACCAGTCCTGCACCGTCCCCAGGAACGCGTCCTTGTCGATCATCCGGTCGGAGTCCACCATCAGACACATTTTCCCGCCCGAGGGAACGGTCATGTCGGCGCCAACCCGGAACTTCAACCCCTTACCCCAGCGGGTCGTAATCTCCTGCACGCCGTCCGAAGCTATCGAGGTGTAGTTGGTGCCGGACTCGTAGTCGCGCCACCAGTGGTACGGCCCAGCTTTGGGCTGGTGCTTGTTGATGATGTTGTCGCCCTCCGGCCCGGAGGGGCCAGCGAGACCCTCACCCTCGTTCGAGATGTCGGTGAGGATACGGATGCGCCTGCCGGGACGAGGGAAGTACGGCCGCTTCACACCGCCGGAGCCGAGCGAGGCGATGCCGCCTCCGCGGACGAGCGTGTGCCCGATGTTGCCCGCCATCAGACGTACTTGCGGTAGGAGACCTGCACGCTCGCGTCCACCGAGCCCGTACGAATCAGCTTGAAGTTCGCGCTGACGGGGAGCTCCCCGACGAAGCCGGAGGCGAGGTAGATGCCTGCGCTCGCCGTGGGCGCGGTGCCGTCCTCCCAGAAGCGGACATCGCCGCCGTCCACCGAGATGAGCGCGTGGGTGGCGGTCGAGGGAACGGTCAGCGCTGTGGAGCCGGTGGAAATGGTGAGCGACTGGTTGCCCGCGACGATCGTGGGGAACCACGGCGCAACATCCGTCTTTTGCGCCTGGATGCTCGACCCGGTGTCACGGCTTCTGACCGTGTAATCGGACAGGGAGCCATTGTCAACGGTCAGGTTGTCGGCCATTTAGAGGAGCCTCCTGGCGTCCTCGGTTCCGACGAGGCCGCGCGCGTAGTGGTTGGAGCCGAGCAGCGCCTCGGACGGGCGGGCGCCGCCCTTCAGGTAGGCGTCCACGGCCGAGCCCAGAAGCTTGTTCTGGGGCAGGAACTTGGTGCGGTAGTAGGCGCCCAGCATGTGCTCGGCAATCGCGGTGTCGAGGTACTGCCGGGGGGTGGTGGCGGCGAAGCCCGTGCGTGGGATGGTGAGCAGCATCCGGCTAGTTGTCGAAAATCGCCTTTATCGTGTAGCTGATACTGTCATTCGCTGCGAGCCCGATTCCGGTGAAGTCGCCCTTGAGGAACAGCCGGCCGCCGCCGATCGTGGCCGAGTCGAAGCAGCCGGAGTTGGTGACGGTGCCGGCCCCTGTGGCGGTGCGGGTTCCCGTGACCTGCCACGTGTCCCCGGTCGTGGTCGTGGTCTGCTGGGAGGACGTGCCCGTGGTGCGCGTGCCGGTGCCCGTGGTGAGATCCACGTCCTTCTCTACGAAGAGAGTGGTTTCGGTGCGGACGGTCGTGCCCGCCCCGGTGCCCCACCCGATGTAGACAGGCTCGACTCCTGAGCCGCGGAAGCGATCCACGAGCAGGTCGAGGCCGTCGTCCTGTACGAAAGTGGCCATTTACGTTTGAGCTCCTGAGTTGAAGTCGAGACGAACGGCCCAGCCGTCGTCGGTGTATTCCGGCCACACGGCCGTCGTGGAGAGATGCCCCATCGAGGTGCCGGTGTCCGCGTGGATCGGGATGCCGGCGTCACGGAAGCGCTTGCACAGGGTGAAGTCCTCACCCAGACTTTCCCCGCCGGGAAGCTCCGTGAACGCGAACGGGCTCGGCCCGACCGCGTCCCTGGCCTCCCTGGAGATCAGCATGCCGCCCGTCCCGGCCGCGTACACCTGGATCAGCTCGTTCGGCGGGATCTCCTGCATGAGCCGCATGCTGCCGTTCTCGTTCTCGCCCTCGAACAGCACTGGCGGGAACGGCTTTTGGCGCATGAGGATCATTGGCACCACAACGTCGACCTGGTGCGCGAGCAGCCGGCGTAGCGTGTCTGCCGCGAACATGTGGTCGTCGCCCTGCATCCACAGGCTGTCGCCCTCGCAGGCGTCCCACAGGTGGTTGCAGTTGCGGACGATGCTGCGT